TAATTTGTAAAAGTGCCACTGGTACTGGTAAAACAACAGCAACAAAAAATTATATTGAGAAAACACAAAAAAGGTTTATTTCAATTGTTTCTCGTGTCACATTAGGTGAGGAACAAGTTGCGGTATTCAAAGATGCTGGTATTGATTGTCATTGGCACGATGACATCACTAATCCATCAAACGATGTTTATGAAGAAAAATGTAATCAATTTTGTTCTGATGCCCACGGATGGTGGATGTATGAAGGTGAGAATATAGTTGTCACCATCGATAGTATTATTAAAATGACTAATTGGGAAGATTTTTCTGATTATGTATTATATTTGGATGAGTTCAATAGTTTAGTTGAATATTTTATTGATTGTCCCAATCTTGATAACAAGAGGGTTCTTGTAAAACAATTTCTAATAAAAATGATGAAGGAGTGTGATAGAATAATTGGTACTGATGCTGATATAAGTGATAATTCATTATTATTTTTAAAACAGAATGATATTGATTATACATTCATAGAAAATAAATATCAACATAATTTAACCAAGGAAGGCGAGGTAATCGTAGCCCAAGAATTATATTCATACGATGAATTAATTGACAATATAAAAAAATTGAAAAAGTTTATGGTTTGCTGTGATAGTAAATTATCAGCATTAAAAATACATAATGATCTTATTGAGTTAGGTTTCGATAAAAAGGATATGGTATGCATTACCAGTGATACAACAGAAAGAATTAATTTAGATGATTATCCTATCGTAATATTCTCACCTAAAATTGTTTATGGTTTGGATAGTGTAATGGAGAGAGAAGTATTCGCATTTATGAAAGGTCATACAATCTCGCCGACTGCTATGGTTCAACAAATCGCCAGATGTAGAAATATAAAAAAATTATCCTTTTTATTCTCTCAAAAAAATTGGAAACCGTACAAATGGGAAGATGTTGATGAATGTCGTTCGTTTTTGGAGAACGGTATGAAATTATATAAAGATCAAGGGCGAACGAATATGAGCGGAGATATTAAATTGGAAAATAATTATAACGAATTATATATTAATTTTCAATATACGAAAGACTGTTATGAGACTAATAAGTTCGCCCACTTTATCAAAATATTAAAAGATAAAGGCTATGATGTAAGGTACGAACATAAAAAATCGAAAGGTGTTGGAAATGAGATTGCAAAGGTGTATAAAGATGAAAAAATACAAACATTTATGGTTGCGGTAAATAAATGTATTGGATTAAATAAATGGAAAAAAATAGAATATGATGAAGCACCACCACCAGCACCAGAACCCAACACCGATAGTGAAGATGAAGATGATTGGTATGAACCAATTGAAAAAGAACCATTCGATGAATATGAAATATTGAAAAATAATATGCCCCCACAGTGGGAAAAAATAATTAGATTGTTGAATGTACCTCTGGATAAATGTGAGGAATATTGCGAAATAATAACTTGTGAAAAAGAATTGGCAAAATATTTTAATCGTGTAAGGTTCTTTATCAAGGACCATTTATACATTGACACTATCAACTCTAAAAATGATTTCGATATTAAAAAATATTCCTCTGGAATTAACAAGACTATATTTATAAATAAATTATTGGAAGGAATGGGAATGAAAGATTTACTGGATTTCAAAATAAAAAATATATTATCACCAGATGACAAAGAGAAATTATTTATAGAATATAAACACATATTCGGTAGATACAGAGGAAAAGGTAATCCATTTGAAAGTGTCAAGGGTTGTAAATCAATATTGATTAAATCGTATAAGGATATGTTTAGTAAGGATATAATTATCACAAACAGCACGACCAAGATAAATAAGAAAACTAAAAAAACAGAAAAGGTTTATACCTACACTATTAATGATGAAATGGTTTTAAAAACAAAATCACTTTTTGATTTCAAAAATGAATAAAAAACAAATCTAACTTTTAACATATTTTTTTTATATAGTAATTCAAGATAAACAATTTTGAATTACTTTTAACTTTATCATAGGTATTTTTATTTATGAGGGGTTGATAAGTAAAAATCTAATAGACGGATGAATTGGTAGATTGTTCCCTTACATTACTAGATGCCACTTGATCCATTGTTCCAGATGTATCCGAGACGGATTGACTTATATTTGCGGTAGGTTTAAAACTGGTTGTGTCTGTGCTGGCTTGCTTTACATTTTTAGCGTGATCACCAAACATTTTAACAATACCACCAACACCACCAACCGCATTACCTACACCGGCGACCCATTCAAGTCCGGGAACCAAACCAACAACATCACTCGCCCCAGCAATGATATTGGTTACATTTGAGAAATCATCAGCACCACTATCTTTTTTATCGAAAAACGATCCGGTTTTTGTTTTATTGGCTATATCATCATATAAACTCATTCCTCCCAATGTCGCACCAGTCAATGCTCCTCCCACCCTCCCAGCGAGTTCGGCTGACTCGTCGCTCATACCGGTTGCACTCTTGATCGCCCCAGAAATGAATCCCTTTCCCTCGCTTTCTTCTGGTGCTTCGGTCGGTGTTACTTTTGGTGCTGGCAGTTTTGGTGCTTCTGGTTCTTGTGTGATAGTTGTTTTTACTGGTGCTTCAACTTGTGTTGGTGCTGGTGCTTCAACTTGTGTTGGTGTTGTCTCACTTGGCAACGCTTCTGGTTGTGGTTCTGGTTCTGTCGGTGCTTCGATTTGGACTGGTTGTGCTTTTGGTGGTGCGACAGAAAAAGATTGTCTGGCATCTGGTGTCCCTTCGATCTGTACTGGATTTGGATTCAACGCTCTCATCTGTTGTCTCTGGGCTTCCATCTGTTTCTGTGCTTCTGGATTTAAAACCACCTTTGGTTGAGATTTGGCATATGCTGTTTTAACTTGGGTATCACCATATTCTTCAACACTTTTACCAGCCAATGTCTGTGCCTTCTTTTGTTTTAATTTTAACGCCTCACCTTTTAATCTACTATTTCGAGAGGAAATCGCTTGTTGTATACCAGATCCAGCGTAAAGATCATTAATACTGTCCTTTGCGTAATTAAAATCACCCATTATACTATCTTGTTGTATCTTCGCATCTTTGTCTTCTTTGCGTTTTAAATTATTCGCATTTATAAGTGCATTCTGCTCTGCTACATATTGCCGATTTTGGTTCTGTTCTTGAATCGCACTATCTAATCCATATGTATCCATTTTTATATTATAAAATATTTTAAAAACAAATTAAAAAAAATGTAAAAGAAATTCAAAATTAGTCATCACGGAATCCATCGATTTCATATGTTTTTTCTCCTTCATCTTTTTTCTTTACATCTTTTGGTGTGAAATCTTTTTCTTGTTTAAAAGGTGATGGCTTTTCCTTCGGTACCTCATTAATCATTTTTTTATCACCGATCCCCAATAAGGTTTCGTGTCTCCGATAGAATCTCGCTGGGTTCTGTTGTCCGTCGATATATAAAAATGAATGTGGTTGATCGTGTGCTAAATTATAATATTCCATAAACCTCTCCTCGCTCCCACATAATTCAGAGTACTCTTCTTTTATCTTGTCAAGCTCCTTGGAGTTATTCTGGCGGAAAATCAAGATGTTCGTGGCATTATTTCTTATGATGGTTCCCACGGAACGGAACGATTGAGTAGTCAAAAAAATTGACATTTCATAATGACGGAACTTACTACATAAATAGGTGATGTCGTTGGTTTTTTTGAAATCACGAGAAAGGATGTCATCAAGTAAAATTAACATTGTTGGCATATCTTCTCTCTCGTATTTTTTTTGAGAAGATATAAGGTCTTGTATCATCTTATCTGTATAATGATCTTCACAATCATCGAACGCATCTTTAAAATATTTTCCCTTTGTATCGTTGTTCAGTGTGTTTGAAATAATTTTATAGTAGTCCCAATAATCCTCTCCATAGAAGTCGCTGGCATTTCTTAATGCGTTAATTAAATAATTTGTCTTTCCGCTCCTCACAGATCCTATGATCAAAGTGAGGAATTGAGGTTGAGGGAGGTTCTCGTGAATTGGTTTATATTTATTGCTCTCCAAAATATCATTAACTTTTAAAACTTTTGGTACGCATTTCTTTTTCTTGGCTTCCATTTATTATAATAATATATTTTATTTTTTTTATATATCATATATAAAAGATGTATGAAATCACTTGGTTTCGTTGTTGTAAGAAATGTGAGAGAATGAAACGCAAATACTTAAAGCAGAAAGAAATAAATGATGAATTATTGAGATTGGTTAATTCACTAAAAGAGACACAAGATGAATTATTAAAATATATTGAAACGAAATCTTAATATTTCTTTTTCATATCTTTATCTTTCATTATTGATCCATCTGGCATCATATGTGATCCCTTGGGAACTTTAATTTTTTTCTTTTTTTTGTTATCTTTTATAAGATGTGATTTATCGATCTTATAAGATTTTGATTTTGGATTTATTGATGCATACACACGAGCCATCGCCCATTGCTCCGCAGATGTTACTTGTGGGCGAACGCTCTGAGGATTTGTTTTGAAAGCTCCTATTCCTTTCGAGTATATTGTTTTTAATCCAGATAATTTATACCCAGTCGTCTTGCTAATATCTTTTAATGAATGCGATTTCGATAATGGTTTAAATCCATATTTTCTGTTGTAATCTTGTTTGTATGTCATTTATATATAATAACATAATTATTTTAATTTATAAATAAGTATAAAGTATAAACCTTTTTGGCAATAACAATCATATATAATGAGCCAAATTGGTTTATAATTTATAATTACCAAAAAATAAAAATTAGATATATGATTGTTTTTGCCATTATGGTTTAGGTGATGGTAATGGTAATGAGTTAGTAGTATTTAGTTCTGGCTTTCTATGACACTGTATACAACAACAATTTATTTTATCACATTTGCTTTTTTGAATGGTGAGAAGAAGACTTGTAACTATTCCTCCTACCACTCCTAAAAATACTCCTAATTCACTCAATGTAAAATCCTCCATTTTTATATTATATATATAAAATAATTTAATTAATACATATCATCCCAAAAACCTTGTTGTCCTCTGGTTATATTCTGTCTTGGCTGTGTAGCCCTTCGTATTGCTTCTCGTGTTTCTTCTTTCTTTTTTTCTTCTGCCATATCTTCTTGTTTCTTTTTCTTTCTTGCTTTTCGTAATGTTTCATATTTAATGATCGCCTCCAATTGTGCTTCTTCTATATCCTTTTTTGTTAAAGTTGGTTCTCTTTCAATAATTTTCTCTTGTACCTTGGCAACCACTGGGACTGGTTTTTCATCTACATAGTCCTCTAATTCTTTTGTCTTTTTCTGTTTCGCTTTCTTTTCTAATTCTTTTATTCTTTTCTTTTCCTCTGCATTTCTTTTCCTCGTGGCCAAAGCCTTCTCTCTTGCAACCGCTAATTTTTTTTTATGTTCCTCACTCAATACTCTTTTCTTCTTTGGTGGTTTCACTGGATCCGGTTGATTTTGTTTCACGAATATATCTTCTTTTCGATATAATGGTTCTTTCTTAGTAACCTCTGGCAATATATTTCCATTTTCATCTTCATCACCACTTCCAGCATCCTCCTCATAATCCCCTTCATCTTCTTTTAAATCCATATTAATATTTTCTTCTTGTGGTATTTCTTCCTCTTCAAACTCAACAACTGGCATTACATTCATTTATATTATTAATACATTTTAATTATTTTGTATTAATTTCTAAAAAGGGTTATTATAAAACTAATTTAATATTTATTTTATCATTTTTCTATTTTTTTCCATTTTTCCTTATATACCCCTTATAAATAAAAATATACACGATAAAGTAAAAAAAAATTCAAAATTGTTTATCATAGAAAATAGAGAGAAAATAAAATCACAATTTTCTTCATTTTAAATTGAACCGTTTTTTATAATCTTTTACAGATGCCTTGAATGTTGGTTTATTCCAAAGTATCCATCTTGACAACGCACCGGCAGTTTTTGGATCGTCCCAATTCTCTCTCTTTCTATGGCGATCCAAATATCGTTGTTTCCTCTTCTCGTCTCCGTGTTTTGTAAAATCACTCATATTTGCGGATCCAAAATGTACGGTCTTGGTTCTCTTGGATTTACCACATTCATTTTTTTTACCCTTGCAATCACAATCACAAAATATCGCCATATATTTCTTTTCTGGTTTCGAACTCTTTTTAATCAACACTTTCATTTATTATAATATATATATTTTAATTCATATGTGGATGATCTCTAAAATGTAAAGCGATAATTGTTTGATCTCTCAATTTAGTTGCCAGTCTTTCATTCTCATCACATATAGAAATATCAAATGTATTTATCGTGAGAGGTGCTGGGTTATGAAGTTTGACATACACTCTGTCTGCTGGCTCGTAAAAGAGCTGTCCTCGATTGTTACCATTAATATCAAATGATGGAATTGTATATAATATTTTAGAAGGTCGCCCAACAGCACCATTAAGTGTCTTCTGTGTGTAATTATCTAATCTTACAAATAAAGATCCACTATTCAATAAACTTGGAATATCAGTTGATGAATATTCCCATCCTTCATTTTGATCACCAACATTATTGGCTTTCCCAACATCTATCGCTTGTCCGTTTATATCTGGTCTCAATATTTTAATATTTGGAAATCCTAATCTATATCCAATATATTCATCTTGGGCTAGTGATGTATTTGGGTAATATTCTTTGTCTTCTTGTAATATAACGACCCACGCTTGTTCTTTCATATACGGATCAGCAAGAGATCTTATCGTCATATAAGTATAAGTTTTGGTATTTGTTATATCATTAAAATATCGTCTATCTATCTCCCTCGTTATTGCTTGTTCTCCATCCAAAAACAATTTAACTCTCCAATCATATTTGGGATTATAATATGTACCACTTATTCCACTACGAGTAACGCCAGAATAACAAGATAAATCTAAATGATAATTAACTGCATCATCTTGTTCTATATATATTTTTGGATACATCCACCAAGTATTTTGATTCACTGGTTTAGGATAAAACTTTTTATAATTAACAGAAGCATCACCACCAGCCCAATTAAACAAATCAGCAGAACAAAACTTTTTCCAATTGGCTTTATTACCATCATTTAAAGGATCGTCTGTTGTATCATTCGAACCACCGCCATCATAAAACCAAAAGGAAACAATATCATTCTCTACTCTTATGAGGAATTGTGTTATTTTCTTTGTGTTGGTTGTAAGAGAGTATCTACCACCAGAACCATCACTTAATATTGGAGTATCGACCGCACCGCTCTTGGCGAAAGAATAATAATCAATTTCTCTCATACACATTTCTCCGGTTGCGGTATTATCTTTTTTAACCATATGTCCTAATACCAATTCAGTTGTACCATTCTGGTCTGTAATAGCTCTGATCACATAATCGTTAAATTGAAAATTACCAACAGAATTGGCGATCGTTTGAGTTCCGGTTCTTGGCATCAATCCTTCTTCTGTAAAAGGGACATCGTTTGGTTCCGCACTGGCTTCTATTTCTTTACTCCTTGTCAAACCGACAGAGAAATCAGTCATCACTTTAAACTTACCAGATACCGTATCTTCTTGTAATCCATTCATATCAAATCTTAAATTACCTCCTTTGTATGTGATCGGCATTCCAGTATAAACAATTTGATTATCACTCTCTGAGGTGGCGTTTGCCCCTTTCACCGCTTCAACTTTTAAATTAGCACCATCAACCGATGATGTTAATGTAGGGTCATCATCGAAAAACCATTTACTTTCCGTACCATTTAATGATGTGACATTATTTGTTGGATCATCATATGTGTTTTGTGCCCACATTAGATCATAACCTTTTAATGTTCCACTCGTGGTGTCATATGTTGGTTCTGCTAATGGATAATATCTATTTGATAAAGAACTTGAAGGAATGTAATTTAAATCTGGATGAGGTACTCCTTTTCTCATTGCTTCCGTTACTCTTTCACCATATTCTTCGATGGAAACATCTTCCGCTTGGTCTGGATCTACTAAACCAAGAGAACACCATATGGGGGTTCCGGTCGTATCACTATCAGTTTCTCCATTATCCAATTTCGCAAGATCTTTATTCCACATTACATAAAATCCATCATCTGGGGAAATCCGTATCCCACTCCCTTTTGTAATTTTTACGGATTGTACTGCAACCTCACTATCTGCCGGAAGTGTGATAGTTTCTTTAAGAAAGTTCCTATAATGGAAAGCCGGCTGTGAGTCCCCTATGTCTTTAACACCACTCTCAACTAATTTATTCCCAGTAATAATTAATGACATACTTTTTTAATATATTCATATATATTTTTTTTATAATGTAATATTAAAAATGGAAGAAGTAACCGAAATGAAAAAGGTTTTAAGTAATCGTGAATTAAAGTTATTAATCGAAGAGGATCCAAGATACATCCCATTAACACCTAAACACTGGCAAAATGGTTTAAGTCAAAAATCACAAGTGAAGCACTGGGAGGCGAAATGGTGGAAATGGGAAGAAGAAAATAAACACGCCAAAAAGAATAATGGAGCTCTTTTAAAGGAATATATTTACAAACAGAGACGAGGAGAATTATAAAAGGTTAAACCTTTTT